TTAGTAAATGCAACGGTGAGTTTTATAGCGGCAAAGGAAGAGGAAAAAGAAGGAAGCCCTTTTACAGTCTCATTTGCAGACAATGATTACTATTTTAGAAATCGAGATGTAAAAGTTAAAATGGCTGACAGTTATGATGATTTGGACTCCGCAGCTGCGATGAGCTTAAAAGAATTTAGTTTGTCGATTGAAAACTCAGCAAGAGTTAATCAGAATATTGGGGAGTTGAATCCCGGGAATGTGATTGCTTTGGTGCAGTCAATCAAAGCAACAATGAAGGCAGATTACTTTGAGAATCTTGACCAGAAGATAGGAGGAACTGGAAAAGAATATACTCTTAAAACAGCAGTTAGTGAGGATGCAACAGACAAACAAACATTCACTCCTACAAAGAAATATCAGACAAAGATTGTATTTAAAGCAACGGCAAAAGGAACAGGAGATTGGACAGTGATTGTTCACGATAGCGAAAATAATCTTGTGGCATTGCAAGTGATTAAGAATGCTGATATTGCGGTTGGATATAACACAGCGATACTTCCCTGGACTTGGACTTCCGGAGAATATCACGTGCACATTATATCAAGTGTTGCAGACGGAAAAGTAGCAACGAGCACAACTGAGGACTTAGAAACAGCGGAAATGAGCTTCTACTACAAGACAAACAGGGATTACTTTACAGCAGGGCTTTACAAAGCATTGAGAGTTGAAATTGAAAGGACTGATAAAACTATCGGGACATCGTCTCATCCGAAGTTAGTAATAGATCTTCCAAAGGTCAGTTTCGAGACTTGGACGCCAGACAGACCGATTGATGATATAGTTGGGGAGAGTGTGGAATTAACTGCTCACTATGACGGCTCTGAAGGAGTAGCAAAAGCGATTGATATTACTCTTGTCAACGAAACAGCAAACTATAATCACGCATCATAAAGTATGCCTAAATTAGAAGACACAAGAAAGACATTGAAGTTGCCGTTAAAATCAATTCCTGAGAGCGAAGTTGTTGTTAGAGACGGGCTTTTGGCTGGAGATTTTGAATATGTATATGCAAAAGATATAAGCGAGGTAGAAATGGTATTAAGAGTTTTTAGTAGAATGATTGAAAGCTGGAATCTAACAGACGACAAAGGAGAGGTTCTGCCGATAACGATTGACAATGTTAAAAGACTGAACATCAATGATATAATTGATGTTATCAATCAGACCTCGTTTGCGGGGAAGAATACTGATAAAAAAAAATAAAAGATTTTAACAAAATGAAAGCGACGGTCTGTGTTTTGATGAAGTGGACCGAACAGGAATTCAACTCTCAACGTCTTAATTTCATAAGAGACATATATTTTGTATTAGAAGAACTTCATGGCAACATCAGCAGAGCTACAAATAGTAATAGGAGCGGTAGATAATACTGGCAAAGTTTTTAGTAATGTATCAAAAAGTTTTCAGAAAGTTGGAAAAGAACTTGTTGGTATCGGTGCGCAAATGTCTTTGGCAACTGCTCCTATTGTTGCAGCAGGAGCAGCTTCTGTAAAATCTTCTATTAATTTTGAGAGTGCTTTTGCCGGTGTAAGAAAAACAGTAGATGCTACTGAGGAAGAGTTTCAAAAATTATCAAAAGAAATGCGTGAGATGGCAAAGCAAATGCCAGCTTCAGCAAGTGAAATTGCAAAGGTAGGAGAAGCAGCGGGACAGCTTGGCATAAAAACTAAAAGTATTCTTAGTTTTACGAAGACAATGATTGACTTGGGAGAATCTACTAATCTAAGTGCAGATCAAGCTGCTACTGCACTTGCGAGATTTGCAAACATTACAAGAATGTCGCAAGATGATTTTGATAAATTGGGTTCGGTTATTGTAGAACTAGGTAACAACTTTGCCACGACTGAAGCAGAAATAGTTGAAATGGGATTAAGATTAGCTGGTGCTGGAAAACAGATTGGACTTACTGAAGCACAGATTATGGGATTGGCTGGAGCATTATCTTCTGTTGGAATTGAAGCAGAGGCTGGAGGTTCTGCCTTCTCAAGGTTGATGGTAAGTATGCAATTAGCAGTTGAAACTGGAAATAAAGATTTACAGAACTTTGCAAAAGTAGCTGGAATGAGTGCTTCTCAGTTTCAGAAAGCGTTTAGGGAAGATGCAGGCGGTGCTCTGATTGCATTTATAGAAGGACTTGGGAAGTCAGAAGAGAGAGGAATTAGTGCGATTAAGGTTTTGGACGATATGGGAATTACAGAGATAAGATTAAGGGACGCACTTTTGCGTGCTTCCGGTGCGAGTGATGTTTTTAAGGAATCGTTGGAAATGGGAACAGAGGCATGGAAAGACAATACTGCATTAACAGAAGAAGCAAACAAAAGATATAAAACTACTGAATCACAGATTGAAATACTAAAAAACAAAATAACTGATTTGGGGATTGAACTTGGTGATCTGCTTACTCCTATTATAAGAGATTATGTAATTCCAGCACTGGAGAAACTAGAAGAAAAACTTGGCACGGTTATTAATTGGTTTAAGGAACTTGATCCGGGATGGCAGAAAGTTATTCTTGGAGTAGCGGGAGCTCTTGTTGCTATTGGTCCTGCTCTAATGGGAATTGGGACAGCTATGATGTTTGTTAATGCAATTGTGTCTGCTTCTAAAATTACTTGGATAATTATGGGAATTGTTGCTGCTGTAATGGCACTGACAGCTATAGGGATTGCTTTATGGAAAAACTGGGATAAAATTTGGAATAGTATCAAGTCAATAATAACCACTGTTTGGGAATCAATCAAATCTGTTGTGCTTCCAATAGTTGAGGGAATAGCAGATTTTATCATGAATGTTTGGGAGGGTGTGAAAAATGGATTTACTTTTATATGGGAAGTAATAAAAGCTATATTTTTGAGTGCTTGGTCAATCATATCATCAATCGTTGGAACTTTTGTGAATATAATTACAGCCATAATAGATGTTGCTTGGCAGTTTATTAAAATGATTACAACTACTGTTTGGAACGCAATTTATGAAGTGATAAAGACTGTTTGGAATGCAATAGTTGGCTTTATCACACCGATAATAGAAGGGATAAAAGAAACAATAAGCACAGTTTGGAATACTATAAAGTCCGTCACAGAAACTGTTTGGAATGCAATAGTTGGATTCATTACGCCGATAATAGAAGGGATAAAAAATGTTATAACTACAACTTGGGACACAATAAAGTCAGTAACTGAAACTGTCTGGAATGCTATCTCTGGTTTCTTTTCAGGAATATGGGATAGCATATCTAGTTTCTTTACGGAAAGAATAGAGAATATCAAAAATAATGTGACTAATGCCTGGAATAAAGTTTTAGAAATTACAACGAATGTATGGAACAGCATTAAATCTGCAATAAATGCTCCGATTGAAGCCGCTACTAAGTTTGTGAAAGAGCAGTTAGATAAGATAAAAGGATTTTTTGATAAATTAGATATCAAGTTTCCCCATATTAAACTACCACATTTCAGCATTAAGGGTGAATTTAGCTTAAGTCCACCAAAGGTTCCGTATTTAAGTGTTGACTGGTATCAAAAGGGAGGAATATTTAACAGACCGTCAATTATCGGTGTTGGCGAGGCTGGTCCGGAGGCAGTAGTTCCTTTAAATAAAGCAGGACTTGGAAATATAAACATAACGGTGACTGGGAACACATTTATGGGGATTGAAGATTTTGCAGAACAGATTGACGAGATATTGATGAAAAAGCTAAGGTATAAATTAAAAATAGCAATATAATATGGGAATAACAGTAAAAGTTAATGGGGTTGATAGGACAAGTTTAATTGAACAGAATTTAAGGATAAGTGATAATTTATATTCCGATACTGATGAGTGCCAGTTTGAGTATCTGAAATATGGTTCGAGAGATTGGATTCCGCAAGGGCATCAGACGGTTGAGGTTTACGATGGAGAAACAAAAATATTCGGCGGGAGGATAATTGAGATTGAAAGGGAGCTTATATCTTCTAATGTAGAGAAGTTCAGTATTAGTTGCAAGGATTTTGTTGAGGATATGGACGGATATCTTGCAACGGAAGATTATCAAGAGAAAACAGTAGAGTTTATCATTGAAGATTTGGTTAGTAAGTATCTTGAGGGGCTTGGATTTACAACTAATAATGTAAGTTGTGAAGTAGTAATTAACAGGATATTGTTTGATGCAAAGCCGATTTCAAAATGCATAGACGAGCTTGCGAAGTATACTAATTATCAGTGGTATATTGATCCTGACAAGGATATTCATTTCTTTGCGAGAGGGGAGGAGGTTGCTCCTTTCAATCTGACGGACACAAGCAATAACTATCTTTTCCAGAGCCTGAAGTTGAAGGAGGATTATAGCCAGATCATAAATTCGATACTGGTCGAGGGCGGAGCTATGGAGGGGGGAGAGATAGTAGTTAACTTCAGGGTGACGGAGGAGGACGTGTTCGAGGAGAAGAAGGAGTTTTCTACGAGGGAAAAGTTTGCAAGGTTGCCAAAGGTTTATGTTAATGATGTTGAAATGACGGTTGGGGTTGACGGTTTGGATAAGGAAGAGGATTTTGATGTTTTGTGGAGCTATCAGCAACAGACAATCAAGTTCAAGGACGATAATAAACCAGTAGCAGGAGATAAGATAACTTTAGAGGGGATAGTGGAGATTTCAGTGTTGTTTCCGGCGTCCGACGTGGGCTCGATAGCAACATACGGAAAAAAGCAGGTAAGGATAATAGACAAGACAATAAAATCGCTCCAGGACGCAATCCAGAGGGCTTCGGCTGAGATTGATGCTTATAAGGAGAAACTGAATGAAGGTTCATTTATAACTTATAATGCTGGATTAAGGTCAGGGCAGAAAATAAATATTAAGTCAGAGCAAAGAGGAATAGATCAGGATTTCATCATAAGGTCAGTTTCCTTTACGATGAAAGGATATGATTCGTTTGAGTATGAGGTTGATTTGATAACACAAAGGACGATGGGGCTGGTTGACTTTCTGCAAAAGCAGGTGTTGGACAAGGACAAGGAGATTGAAATTCCGGAAGGGCAGCAGATAACAAAGTGCGCTTTCAAGGACGAGGTTATGGTGTTGAGCGAGGAGATTGTAAAGGCGAAGGGCGATGATGAGGAAGAGATGACCCCCGAGTGGGTGTTCGGAGATTATGCACCAACAGGAATGTGGGCTGATGATAAAAAAAGAGTGCCAACTTTTGATAGCGGTGCAAAGTTTAAAGAATAAAATATGAAACCAAAAATAAAAAGAATAAAAAAAACAGAACCTATCTTTTACAATGAAAGAGTTGATATCTACAAGATAAATGACTCTCCGGAGGCGAGGAGGGAGCTTGAGTTTATTGAGGCTGGAGAGGGGGATAAACTTGAAAAGCTTTCCTATTTTCACTCAACAAAGAAGAATATTATACCGTTAGAAGCGAGGGAGAAGATTTGCAAGTTGTTTACCGGAGAAGATATAACATTGGAGGAGTTTTATCTTAATATATCAGCATTGGGGACTTCTGCGGCAGTTCCAACAGAAAACTCAACTAAACTAACAAATGAGGTTTTCAGAAAGTTCATTCAATCAAGGTCTCGTGATAAAAACACAATATTTGTAATGTCAAGATATTTGCCGGAGGATTGCAGTGGGAGCTTCAGAGAGGAGGCAGTGTTTTTGCAGGGAGATTTGGAGGTAAAAGACAGCGGTTGCCCATTGTCAATAATAAACCTGACGGCGACCGAGGGGGACAAAACAGATAGGGAATATTTAATTATCGAGAGGAAATTTATATTAAAAATATAAAAAATATGCCAGCACAACGAGGCAAAAACGTATCGGTGTCGCAAATGAAAGACGGGTTAATAGATCCATTGTTTGAAGAGCCAACCTATGTTTCAGGTGTTTCTTTTAAGGTTAGTGGTGATGTTACTGATTGGCTGAGACCTGGGAGAGGATTGGTTATAAATTTTGAAACCTCAGGAATAAAAAGAGGAGTGGTTGACACTTTAGTTTATGATGAAGAGGAGGATGAGACTGTTATCAACATAGTGGGAGATGAACTGGTTGAGGAAGAAATTATTTCGGTCTTGTTGAGCTTGAGCGATTGGGAGGGACTTTATACAAATTAAAAAAAATCTAATTTAAAACAAAAATATGGCAATAGAAGCAGAAGGTGATATAAAAATATCACAAATAAGGGACGGGTTAATAAATCCTAATTTTACTAATCCGTCATACGTTTCAGCAAGTTCTCTTAGTGTTGATGGGGACGTTACTTCCTGGCTGAGACAAGGGAGGGGAGTTGTTATCAATTTTGAAGAAGCTGGAGTTAAGAGAGGAATAGTTGATACCTTGTCTTATGATAGCGAAACAAACAAGACAACGATTATTATGGTTGGCGATAGTTTGGTTGAGGAGGAGATAACCTCTATTTTGTTGAGTTTGAGTGATGGAGAGGGATTGTATACTATGAGTGCAAAGAAATCTTTTAAACTGTACTTGCCGTTCGAGGAAGGGTCTGGGATAAAGACGGAAGACTTGTCTGGGCTTGGAAACTATGGATTGATTAACGGTGCTGCTTGGAATGATGGCGGAAGGGTTGGGAAGTGCCTGAGCTTTGACGGGGACAATGACTATGTGGAGTGCGGGCGTAATGGCAACTTGGACATTACTGACAAAATCACTTTGGAGGCTTGGGTTAAGAAATCTGAGTTAAACAGAATAGAGAGTATTATTTCCAAGGGTTCGTATGGTCTTAAAATAGGAGAAGACGACAAGCCATATATCGAGTTGATTTCTGGTTCGGAAAACATTGTAGACTGTGGACAATTAGGAAGCAATGCACGTGTGTACTCCCTTGCAGTCTACGATGGTAAGCTATATGGGGGGACATATAATTCTGGCAGGGTCTACCGCTACGACGGGGGTACTACCTGGACAGACTGCGGACAATTAGGAAGCAATACACTTGTATACTCCCTTGCAGTCTACGATGGTAAGCTATATGTGGGGACATATAATTCTGGCAGGGTCTATACAATTGGCTCCGGGGTAGCAGCATATTCCGAAACGGCACTAACAACAACTAACTACGCTCACGTAGTAGGAACATATGATGGAGAAACTGCAAGAATATATGTTGACACAGTAAAAACAGAAAAGGAAGGGTCAGTTACTATCGGAACAAACTTCTTTAATCTTCTTATCGGATGTTCGATGGGATCGTCAAAGGGAGGATATTCGGGAAGCGGGGAGGATTATTTTAAGGGGTTGATTGACGAGGTGAGGATTTACAGCAGGGTTTTATCAGACGCAGAAATACAGAACCACTACCAGAATCCTTAGCAATATGACAGAAGAAATTATCAATTCTTTAATTCAGTTAGGCGGGGGAGTAGTAATAACTTACATTGTCTACCTCATTATCAAGGTGGTCTTGGGTTTTAAGAATGGCGGGAAGAACAACAAGGATAATTT